GGTATCTCTCCAACACACTCATCACTTGTCCATTCAAATCTATGTAACCACTTTGCATTTTTTGCATTAATATTTTTAACACTTAATTTTTTAATATCAGGATGTGAACAATTAAACATCATTAGACTTGACCAATTTTTTCTTGGATAATGTGTCTGTGCTTTTCCATCCATCTTTGTACTTTCAGGAGGTGTATAATTGTGTTTTACACACATAACTGAATACTTTTCATCGTAGTAATCTAATAACTCATTAACATCTGTTTGCCACAAAAAATCAGAATCACAAAATAATGCTATTCCTTTATAACCATTAAGATGTGGAGTAAGAAATCTACTATAAACAAACTCTGTACTTGAAAGATAGTCTGCTTGTCGCCAATAAATATTTTTTAACTTTAATTCTGAGACAATTATAGGTTCTATATTAACACTTTTATTATATTTCTCTATTGAGTACTTAGATACTTGATACGGAGGGTTTACTACTTCTGAAAAATGTTCAGAGTAATCTTGCCTACTATCGTAACCTATATAAACATTCATCTATTTAATTTTTTTGCTTTTTCGTTTTGTACATTAACATATGAGTCTCTATGCCAAGCAGATACTTCACCTATTTCGATATGTTGTGGTTGATTAATACACCACATAACAATATCAGCCATTTCTTTGTAAGTTAAACTTGATAAGTCTGATTCAAGTAGTCCTGGATTTACATCTATTATCTTACATTTCTTATCTGTATTAAATCGTAGATTATGAGATAAGTGTGATAATGATGCTTTAGAAGCAGAGTACATAAACCCTTTAGATATATTGTCATACTTTGCTCTACTAATTATATTGACAATAGTTTTATCTTTATGTTTCCATCTATCAAACACTTCCATTAACATACGAGTTTGGTCAAACATTGGGTGTGCGTTGTTTATAAACAAGTCAAATTTTTCTAATTCAAAAATAATCTTTGCTCGTTCATAATTATCCGAAACATCATAATCATTACTTGATGAAAACCCTTCTACATCATCAAATCGACTATATAGTTCTTTCCCTAAACCTTTAGTGTGACCTGTTATCGCTACTTTCATAATATCCGTTAATTAATTCAAAACTTGATTTACCAAATAAGTCACCCTTTACTGAACACGTATTACACGGGCTGTGACTTCTATCTCCAACTGAAAGTCTGTCACGGACTTCTTTCATTTTGTCACCCATCCAAACATCCATAACAGAACTTTGAATTAAGTTACCAACTACTATTTCTCTACCCCAATCGTTTGAACAAAATAAAACATCTCCATTCCAATCTACAAACATTTTATAATAAGGATAGTGACAAGGCTTTCCTTTTAAATTTTCGATGTCATCTTCATCGAATCCTATCCAATCTATCATCCCACTTCTGTTATTTACAAATAATCCCCATTCATCTTGTGTATGATGCGCTCTTAATTTGTAATTATCTTCAGATATACCTGAATCTTTCATTATTTTAACAAACGGCTCTATCTGTTCAAGTCCATCGTACAGATTTATGTACAACATATCCATACCACTTTTGTATATCTCTGTAACAGACTCTTTATTCAAAAAATCACCGTTAGTATTACATTCAAATACGTTATTAGGCAATTCTTTTCTCATAGCCTGTACAATTTCATTAAATTCTTTATTTAAAAAGTTTTCACCAAACCCACTAAATGATATTCTACCTACATAATCAAATTCTGCTAAACGTTTCGCTATTGTAGTAGAATCTTCTATAGTTGTATTTAAATTTCTATTTGGATAAACTTTAGGGTCGTGTCGTGGACAAAAAACACATTTACGATTACACAATTCTGTTAAATTCATTTCAACCGTTAATATACTATGTAACGGGTTAGTTGTATTTTCAATTAAATTTAAATGTTTCTTCTCTTGGTCTTTTCTATATTGAAGAAAACTATATTTATCATCAACTTTTTTCATCAGCCCACTTATTGAATATAGTTCCGTCTAACCATTTTCTGTCGTATTTTATTTTTTCTTCTTTTAAATCAGACAAAACGTTCCACTTAATCTTCTTTTGTTTTTCTAACTTTTTAACATAATCATATTCTAACTTACCATTATGTGGATGTGAACCACAATCTTTAATAGGAAGATACCAACTAAAAGGCTTATCTCCGCCTCCTCGTTTCTCGTCAGTTATTTTTCTAAAAAAATCAAATCCTATAATATCTAAACTTTTATAAGAAGTTACTTTGCGGGTAAAATATAATAAAGACATAAATCCAGCTGAAGGTCTCATTCCATTTTTAGGTCCTCTAACTCCATTACCGAATCCTTCCATATAGTTCAATTCATCTAATGTTTCTATAAGTTCAATATCACTAAACATATCTATTTTAGGAATTTGTGGTAATGAGTTTTCCCACGGAATATTAGAGTCTACATCTAATAATTTAGTACGAACTCTATTAAATAATATCAAAGTATCTTTATATTGGCCACTTTCAAAGTCATCTTTTAACGTTTTTACTACGTGAAATCTAAATGTACCTGTAATCCATATATCAGTTCTACTTCCAAGATTTTTATATTGAGCTTGTGTTTTTGCTATAGCAGCGCCGTGATGTATTACGACATCAAATGAGTCAATAAAATCACCATACTCATAGTTCATCATTTCTACAGAATTTCCTACAAGTACGACTCTTTTATTTTTTAAAAATTCGTTAATAGGAATTGTTAGCACTAAACACCACCTACAGATTCTCTTTCAATATCATTGTGATTTAGTTCAGCCCAATAAAATTCATAACAAATAGTTTTTGCGTTTGCTTTAAAACTATGATATTCTCCTGGCTTTGCTATAGTCATATCACCTGCTTTTAACGTAGTTGTATCCACTAAATCATAATCATTTTTGTAGATTATAATATCTAATTCACCACTTTCTACATAAAAGGCATTAAATTTATATTTGTGTTTATGTTTTGAACAATATCCGCCTTTATTTACTTCTATCCTGTGTACTTCAAAATTAGGATTAGAAAATATATTTGCGGTCTTGCCCCATACTTTTCCTGCTGTGTGCATATTATATCCTTGGTTTAGGTTTATCTTTGGGATTGTTCCATCGAATCATAGGAACCTTTACTTTGTTAGATTTGACTTCTTCGTCTTCTTTTCTTTTATAATAATCATTAGGTAAAGTTATCATTCTGAGTTTTGCGGGCTCAGCTGTAAAAGATACGAAAATATCTAATTCTTTTTGGTCGTGTCTTTCTCTTAAAAAGTTTAACTTTTGTATCCACCACTCTATAGGTCTTCTTTTAGGTTCAAGTTGTAAAAATATTAGTCTTGTAGCAGAATTAAAAATAGTGACTAAATTTAAATCAACTTCTGCAGGATTTAACGTATCGAGAAATCCGTCACAAGCTATCACTTCTGATTTATTCTCACCCATAGACTCTAAATCGTCAGTATTTGAGATAATAACACTTTTAGTTAAGTTTCTTTCATCCATTAATTTTGTACAAGTTGTCGTAAACGGATTAGAATCTGATAAAGTATTAGATGGTTTTTCAGGTAACGGAATATCATCAAAATTCATAACATTAATTTGATTTGTATCCATATGTGATTGATACTTTTTGTTGAGTCGGTCTTTATACATTGTTTTACTATTTTTTGCTTGACTTTCTCCTAAAACCGCACTAGGTGATTTTTTGACCTTAGCCGGCTTCATTTTTAGATTTGAAATAACTTCTTCTAAGTCACCTAAAGGCCATTGTGTTGATGCATCTGATTTAGCACTTTCAGGGTCAGGGTGTGTTTCAAAAAATACGCCATCACAACCGACAGCAACTGCGGCTTTAGCAAGATAAGGAACCATATTTCTCATACCAGCTGTAGTTGTTCCGTTTCCTCCTGGAAGTTGATTACTATGTGTTGCATCAAATATTATAGGGAATCCAAACTCTTGCATTATAGGTATCGACCTCATATCAACAACAAGATTGTTATAACCAAATTGAGTTCCTCTTTCTGTAATTAAAATATTTTCATTACCTTCTTCTGTAATTTTTATTATAACATTTTCAATTTCCCAAGGTGATAAAAATTGACCTTTTTTAACATTTACTACTTTGCCTGTCTGTGCTACTTCTTTTATCAAATCAGTTTGTCTACACAAAAATGCTGGTATTTGAATTATATCAACTACTTCTGCTACTTCTTTTACGTGGTGTACTTCGTGAACATCAGTAAGTACAGGCATACCTGTTTCTTCTTTTACTCTTCTAAGTGCTTCCAATCCCTTTTCTATACCAGGACCTCTATAAGATGAATTAGAAGAACGATTTGCTTTATCCCAAGAACTTTTGTATACTATCGGAGTTTTAGTGTTTTTTCCTATTTTAACAAGTTGTTTTGCGACATCCATTGAAAGTTTATATGATTCAATAACACAAGGCCCTGCAATTATAGGTGTCTCATCGCCACCGAATACTACATTTGAAACCGAAACTTTTTTCATTTTAAACTCCTAAGATTTTTTCTTTTTAAATTCTTCAGTTTTGACAATAGGGTCATCACGAACAAATACTTCATACCATAATTCTCGCTCTTTATGTATATAAGTCAAATAGTCATCTATTTTTTTCTTCCAATTTCCATCTACTCGAGGATTAATTATTCCACATTTAGGACTTGAGAGAACTTTATTAATAAAATAGTGAGTATCTTGGCCTCGAACTTCAGACATAAACAAAGGCCAATTCATATGATAAAATGAACCCCACGCCATATCCTGATGTACTTCTATATGGTCAAGTTCTTTTTCTAAACAAACTGCATATAAAGAAGATTCACTAATATTAGTACTATATATTCTTGGTACTTTCATCATAAAAGCATACAAATCTGCTTCACGCGGAAGTATACACGATTCACCAAATAAATCTTTCAATTCTCCTATAATTTGATGTTGTGTTATTGGATGTGGTTTAAATAAAACTTTATCTCCGTGTCTATCTTTAATAGTTTTTAATTTATTTAAACAAACTCTACTTTTAATTTTATTAGAACCAGGTAAAACTACTAATGCTTCAAGTTCTCTATCAAATTTTGGGTCTTCAGTTAAATCTATCCTGTCTTGATATTTGTTAGATACTTTATTTTCTACGTTCTCTTTAAAATATGTTACCCAATCTAATATTGGATATTCTTCAGTTTCTTCATCATAATATGCATCTCGTATCTGTTGTTCTCTCATTATTTGACTCAACGGACACATCATAAATGAAGTAGCGTATTCAGTATAATTTATAGTTTTAAAATAGGCTATTTCGTTAGCCATTACATCATATGAAAATTCAGTAGTATACCGTTTCATACGTTTTCTAAAATATTTATCCACTCCTGCGAGATTATCAACTAAATATTTATTTTTTTCGTACTCCCCTATCCTTTCATTAGCAACGGAAGGGTCAAACATTTCAGATTTCATTTTAGGCATTATAACTCCTTAGATAACCTTTTATATACACATATATAAATATAAAGTTTTTTTTCTAAAAGTGATTTTTTTTAAGATACGTAGTAACTTGTGATACGGCTTGTATTATAAGTTGTAATAGTCTCGAAAGTTGTCGTGAAAGTTGTTATTGTATTAAACGTTGTAATCGTATTAAAAGTAGTTATAGTACTTTTAGTAGTATTAAAAGTTGTTGTAGTTGTTGTACTTGTTTCAAAAGTTGTAGTAGTTGTCTTAGTAGTTTCAAAAGTTGTAGTAGTGGTTGTTGTAGTATTGTAAACCGTATTAGTATTTTTATTGGTTTCAAAAGTTGTAGTAGTATTTTTTGAAGTTGCGGTAGCCAATGTTGTAGCAGTATTATAAGTTGTTATTGTGTTATAAATAGTAGAAGTAGTTGTTGTAGTATTGAAAGTCGTAGTGGTAGTTGTATTTGTTTCAAACGTAGTAATTGTTTCAAAAGTTGTAATCGTAGTGTATTGAGTTACGGTGTTTTTATTAGTTTCAAAAGTTGTAATAGTACTTTTTGTGGTCGCAGTAGCTAATGTTGTAGCAGTATTGAAAGTTGTAATCGTAGTGTATTGAGTTACGGTGTTTTTATTAGTTTCAAAAGTTGTAATGGTATTTTTTGAAGTCGATGTAGCTCTTGTTTCAATAGTTGTCGTAGTAGTATTAAAAGTCGTAGTAGTTGTTGTATTTGTTTCAAACGTAGTAATTGTTTCAAAAGTTGTAATCGTAGTGTACTGAGTAACCGTATTTTTATTAGTTTCAAAAGTCGTAATAGTACTTTTTGAGGTCGCAGTAGCTAATGTTGTAGCAGTCGATGTAGTGGTATTGTAAGTTGTAGTAGTACTTTGAGTTGTGTTGTAAGTCGTAATAGTTGCTAATGTAGTATTATAAGCTGTAGTAGTTTCATATATTGTAATTGTAGTATATTGGGTAACCGTATTTTTATTAGTTTCAAAAGTTGTAGTAGTAGACTTCGAAGTAGCAGTTGCCAATGTTGTTGCAGTATTATAAGTTGTTATTGTATTAAAAATAGTAGAAGTATTTTTAGTAGTATTGTAAATCGTAGTTGTTGTTGTATTTGTCTCAAAAGTTGTAGTGGTTGTTGTATTTGTCTCAAATGTAGTAATAGTATTAAACGTTGTGATTGTGGTATATTGAGTTACGGTATTTTTGTTAGTTTCAAAAGTTGTAGTAGTGTTTTTTGAAGTAGAAGTGGCTCTCTGTTCAATAGTTGTCGTAGTAGTATTAAAAGTCGTAGTAGTAGTTGTATTTGTATTAAAAGTTGTAGTGGTTGTTGTTGTGGTATTGAAAGTCGTAATGGTTTCATATGTAGTGATTGTGGTATATTGAGTTACGGTGTTTTTATTAGTTTCAAACGTTGTAATAGTAGACTTCGAAGTAGCAGTAGCTAATGTTGTAGCAGTCGATGTAGTGGTATTGTAAGTTGTAGTAGTTGACTTCGTAGTATTAAAAGTTGTTATTGTATTGAAAGTTGTTATTGTATTAAAAGTTGTAGTGGTTGTTGTATTTGTCTCAAATGTAGTAATAGTTGAGTAAGTTGTAATTGTAGTATATTGTGTAACCGTATTTTTATTGGTTTCAAAAGTTGTAGTAGTGTTTTTTGAAGTAGAAGTAGCACGTGTTTCAATAGTTGATGTAGTAGTATTAAAAGTTGTAGTTGTGGTTGTTGTAGTATTAAAAGTTGTTATTGTTTCAAAAGTTGTAATGGTAGCATATGCAGTAGTAGTACTTTTTGAAGTTTCAAAAGTTGTAGTAGTATTTTTTGAAGTTGCGGTTGCTAAAGTTGTAGCAGTATTATAAGTTGTTATTGTATTATAAGTAGTAATTGTAGTTTTTGTAGTATTAAAAGTTGTTGTTGTAGTCTTACTTGTAGAAGTAGACTTAGAAGTAGAAGTTGATGTAGTGGTATTAAAAGTTGTAGTGGTTTCTTTTGAAGTTTCAAAAGTTGTTATTGTACTATAAGTTGTAATTGTGGTATATTGTGTAACCGTATTTTTGTTAGTTTCAAAAGTTGTTGTGGTACTCTTTGAAGTTGCTGTAGCACGTGTTTCAATAGTTGATGTAGTAGTATTAAAAGTTGTAGTAGTTGTCTTCGAAGTAATTGTAGACTTAGAAGTAATTGTTGACCTTGTGGTATTGTAAGTTGTAGTAGTTGACTTCGTAGTATTAAAAGTTGTAGTGGTCTCATAAGTTGTAATTGTAGTATATTGAGTTACGGTGTTTTTATTGGTATTAAAAGTTGTTATTGTACTTTTTGAAGTAGAAGTAGCTCTTTGTTCTATAGTGTTTTGAAAAGTATTATAAGTTGTAGTGGTAGTTGTTGTAGTATTAAATGTAGTAATAGTTGCTAATGTAGTATTATAAGTTGTAGTAGTTGAATATGCAGTAATTGTATTGTAAACCGTGTTAGTGTTTTTATTGGTTTCAAAAGTTGTAGTAGTAGACCTTGAAGTAGAAGTAGCTCTCGTTTCAATGGTTGATGTAGTAGTGTTAAAAGTTGTAGTGGTTTCTAATGTAGTGTTAAAAGTTGTTGAAGTGGTATAAGTTGTAAGTGTAGCATATGCAGTGGTAGTTGTTGTATTTGTCTCAAAAGTTGTAGTAGTATTTCTTGAAGTTGCAGTTGCTAAAGTAGTAGCAGTATCATAAGTTGTTATTGTATTAAAAGTAGTTATAGTAGTCTTAGTAGTATTAAAAGTTGTTGTCGTTTCTCTATCTGTAGAAGTGCTTCGTGTTTCAATAGTTGTCGTAGTAGTATTAAAAGTTGTAGTTGTGGTCGTTGTAGTATTAAAAGTTGTTATTGTGCTAAAAGTAGTTGTTGTAGTGTATTGAGTTACGGTGTTTTTATTAGTATTAAAAGTTGTAATAGTGTTTTTTGAAGTAGAAGTAGCTCTCTGTTCAATAGTTGATTTAGTAGTGTTAAAAGTTGTAGTTGTGGTTGTTGTAGTATTAAAAGTTGTTATTGTATTAAAAGTAGTTATTGTAGCATATGCAGTAGTGGTAGTTGTATTTGTATTAAAAGTTGTACTTGTAATATATGCAGTAATTGTAGTGTATTGGGTTACGGTGTTTTTATTAGTATTAAAAGTTGTTATTGTACTTTTTGAAGTAGAAGTAGCCCTTTGTTCAATAGTTGATTTAGTAGTGTTAAAAGTTGTAGTTGTGGTTGTTATTGTATTAAAAGTTGTTATTGTATTAAACGTTGTAATTGTACTAAACGTGGTTGTAGTTTCTTTTGAAGTTTCAAAAGTTGTACTTGTGGTATAAGTTGTAATCGTATTAAAAGTAGTTGTAGTATTTTTAGTAGTATTAAAAGTTGTACTTGTAGTATAAGTTGTAATCGTATTAAACGTAGTAATTGTAGTTGTAGTTGTATTAAAAGTTGTTATTGTACTATAAGTTGTTAGTGTAGAATACGTAGTTGTAGTATTTTTTGAAGTCGATGTAGCACGTGTTTCAATAGTATTTCTACTTGTTTCAAAAGTTGTACTTGTAATGTATGAAGTAATTGTATTAAAAACGGTAGAAGTATTTTTAGTAGTATTAAAAGTTGTTGAAGTAGTGTAGGTTGTTATTGTATTAAACGTGGTAAGTGTAGTTGTAGTTGTATTAAAAGTTGTTATTGTACTATAAGTTGTTAGTGTTGCGTATGAAGTAGTAGTCGAATATGCTGTAATTGTATTAAAAGTAGTTGTGGTAGTTGTATTTGTAGCAAAAGTTGTTGAAGTAGTGTAGGTTGTAATCGTATTAAAAGTAGTTGTGGTATTTTTAGTAGTATTAAAAGTTGTTGAGGTAGTGTAGGTTGTTATTGTATTAAAAATAGTTTCTGTTGTTTTTGTAGTATTAAAAGTTGTTATCGTACTATACGTTGTAAGTGTAGCATACGAAGTAGTAGTCGAATATGCTGTAATCGTATTAAAGGTAGTAAGTGTAGTTGTAGTAGTAGCAAAAGTTGTACTTGTAATATATGCAGTAATTGTATTAAAGGTAGTTATGGTATTTTTAGTAGTAGCAAAAGTTGTTATTGTACTATAAATTGTAGTTGTAGAATATGTAGTAGTGGTAGTTGTGTTTGTATTAAAAGTTGTTGTTGTACTATACGTTGTAAGTGTTGCATATGAAGTAGTAGTACTTGCTGTGGTATTATACGTTGTAATAGTTGAATACGTAGTAATCGTAGTGTATTGAGTTACGGTATTTTTATTAGTATTAAAAGTTGTTATTGTACTTTTTGAAGTAGAAGTAGCACGTTTTTCAATAGTTGTTGTATTAGTATTGTAAGTTGTGATTGTAGTCGTTGTAGTATTAAAAGTTGTTATTGTACTATACGTTGTAAGTGTAGAATACGTAGTTGTAGTTTCTTTAATAGTATTAAAAGTTGTTGAAGTGGTGTAGGTTGTTATTGTATTAAAAGTTGTTATAGTATTTTTTGAAGTAATTGTATTAAAAACGGTAGTGGTATTTTTAGTAGTATTAAAAGTTGTTGAAGTGGTGTAAGTTGTAATTGTATTAAAAACGGTAGAAGTTGTCTTCGATGTAATTGTATTTCTTGTTTCAATAGTTGATATTGATGTATTATAAGATGTTATAGTTAGCACACTTTGTGTTGTATTTCTTGATTCTATTGTATTTCTACTTGTGTTATAAAACGTAATAGTAGAGTAAGTTGTTATTGTATTAAAAGTAGTAGTAACCGTTTTCGATGTATTATACTGAGTAAGAGTATTTTTTGAAGTAGCAGTAGCCCTTGATTCTGCTGTTAATTTTAACGTATTAAACCTCGTTGATGTATTAAAAATAGTAGTAGTATTTTTAGTAGTATTAAAAGTTGTACTTGTGTTAAATGCTGATGCAGTTGTTCTCGAAGTGAGCCTATAAGTTGTTTTGTTTGTTATAAAGAAAGTATAATGTTTTGTAATAGTATTAAAAGTTGTAGTTCTTGAAGTATTCTTAGAAGTAGTTCTAACAGGTGAACCTCCAGGCCCATTTCCATAGCCTACCCACGTTGAGTAAGATGTGATGTAGGTCGTAGTTTTCGAAGTAGCTGTAGCATAGTAAGTTAGTTTATAAGTATTCTTTGCTGTGATGAAGTACGTATAATACGTAGTAGTCACATCCGTTGTTGTCTGAGTATTTTTTGATGTGTTATAAACGGTAGAAGTGTTTCTCGAAGTAGAAGTTGTTCTTGTGGTATTATACTCCGTCACGGTAGAGTAGGTTGTTATTGTATTAAACGCGGTAATGGTATTCTTTGATGTAATGAAAGTTGTAGTAGTGTTTTTTGAAGTTGCAGTAGCTCTTGTTTCTATTGTACTTTTGTTTGTAACCATCACCGTAGAAGTTGTGTAGGTTGTTGTATAAGTTGTTATTGTAGCAGTAGCTTTAGTAGTAATGAAAGTTGTTGTTGTACTATAAGTTGTAAGTGTTGCATATGAAGTAGTAGTATTTTTTGAAGTAGAAGTAGCTCTTGTTTCTATTGTATTTCTACTTGTGTTGTAAGTAGTAATAGTATTTTTTGAAGTACTTGTAGCATATGCGGTACTTGTGTTTTTTGAAGTAGATGTAGCTCTTGTTTCTATTGTATTTTTACTTGTATTATACGTTGTAATCGTAATTCTTGAAGTGATAGTGTTTCTTGTTTCAATAGTACTCCTGGTAGTGTTGTAAGTAGTAATAGTAGACTTTGAAGTTTCATAAGTTGTAGTTGTAATGAATGAAGTAATTGTATTAAAAGTAGTTATAGTACTCTTAGTAGTATTAAAAGTTGTTGAAGTTACTTTTGAAGTTGAAGTGCTTCGTGTCTCAATAGTGCTTAAAGTAGTAGCATAAGTTGTTATGGTACTTTTTGAAGTGATAGTGTTTCTTGTTTCAATAGTACTCCTGGTAGTGTTATACGTTGTTGTAGTAGTTTTCGAAGTAATTGTATTTCGTGATTCAATAGTTGCTAATGTTGTATTGTAAGTTGTAATAGTGTTTTTTGAAGTAGAAGTAGCCCTTGTTTCTAATGTGTTTCTACTTGTGTTATAAGTAGTAATAGTATTCTTTGAAGTAGAAGTTGCTCTTTGTTCAATAGTACTTTTTGAAGTGATAGTGTTTCTTGTTTCAATAGTACTTAAAGTAGTATTATAAGTAGTAATAGTATTTTTTGAAGTAGAAGTTGCTCTTTGTTCAATAGTATTTCTACTTGTGTTGTAAGTAGTAATAGTATTTCTTGAAGTAGAAGTAGCTCTTGTTTCTATTGTATTTCTACTTGTGTTGTAAGTAGTAATAGTATTTTTTGAAGTTGAGGTGCTTCTTTGTTCAATAGTAATTCTTGAAGTTATTGTATTTCTTGTTTCAATAGTACTCCTGGTAGTGTTATACGTTGTTATGGTATTCTTTGAAGTAGAAGTTGCTCTTTGTTCAATAGTATTTCTACTTGTGTTGTAAGTAGTAATAGTATTTTTTGAAGTTGATGTAGCTCTTGTTTCTAAAGTATTTCTACTTGTTTCAAAAGTTGTTGAGGTAGTATAAGTTGTTATTGTATTAAACGTTGTGATAGTTGTTTTTGAAGTAATTGTATTTCTTGTTTCAATAGTACTCCTGGTAGTGTTGTAAGTAGTAATAGTATTTTTTGAAGTCGAAGTTGCTCTTTGTTCAATAGTATTTCTACTTGTGTTGTAAGTAGTAATAGTATTTTTTGAAGTAGAAGTAGCCCGTGTTTCTATTGTATTTTTACTTGTATTATACGTTGTAATCGTAATTCTTGAAGTAGCAGTATTTCTTGATGTTGATGTTGCTAAAGTAGTATTATAAGTCGTAATAGTTGACCTGGAAGTATTAAAAGTTGTTATGGTCGCATACGTAGTAATGGTGTTAAAAGTAGTTATAGTGCTTTTAGTGGTATTAAAAGTTGTTGATGTTGTCTTTGATGTTGAGGTTGACCTTGTTTCTAAAGTATTTTTAGAAGTATTATAAGTAGTAGTAGTTGTCTTTGAGGTAATAGTGCTTCTTGATGTTGATGTTGCTAAAGTAGTATTGTAAGTGGTAATAGTTGACCTAGAGGTATTAAAAGTTGTGATAGTTGAATAAGTGGTAATTGTATTAAAGGTAGTTATAGTGCTTTTAGTAGTATTAAAAGTTGTTGAAGTTACCTTCGATGTACTTGTAATTCTTGATGTTGCAGTCGATAGTGTAGTAGCATACTTTGTAATAGTTGACTTAGAAGTTTCATACGTAGTAATGGTCGCATACGTAGTAATAGTATTAAAAGTAGTTATAGTCGTCTTCGAAGTTTCAAAAGTTGTAGTAGTAGACTTTGAAGTAGCGGTTGCCAATGTTGTAGCAGTATTATAAGTTGTTATTGTATTAAAAGTAGTAATGGTTGTTTTAGAAGTATTATAGGTTGTAATAGTTGTTTTCGAAGTAATTGTATTTCGTGTTTCAATAGTATTTTTACTTGTATTAAAAGTAGTAATGGTTGTTTTAGAAGTATTATAGGTTGTAATAGTTGAATAAGTAGTAATTGTATTAAAAGTTGTAGTAGTGTTTTTCTGTGTATTGAATGTAGTTGAAGTTGTCTTCGATGTTGAAGTGCTTCTTTGTTCAATAGTAGTTTTTGAAGTCTCAAAAGTTGTAATGGTTTCTAATGTTGTATTGTAAGTCGTAATAGTTGACTTAGAAGTTTCATAAGTTGTAGTTGTAATGAATGAAGTAATTGTATTAAAGGTAGTTATAGTGCTTTTGGTAGTATTAAAAGTTGTTGAAGTTACTTTAGATGTTGAAGTACTTCTTTGTTCAATAGTAGTTTTTGAAGTTTCGTACTTTGTAATAGTTGTTGTATTTGTTTCAAACGTAGTAATTGTTTCAAAAGTAGTTATTGTAGCATATGCAGTAGTAGTAGTTTTTGAAGTTTCATAAGTTGTTATAGTCGCATACGTAGTAATAGTATTAAAAGTAGTTATAGTACTTTTAGTAGTGTTGAATGTAGTTGAAGTTACTTTAGATGTTGAAGTAGACCTCTGTTCAATAGTAGATAATGTTGTGTTATAAGTTGTAATAGTTGTCTTCGAAGTTTCATAAGTTGTTATTGTATTAAACGTTGTAATTGTATTGAAAGTTGTAGTAGTTGTTTTTGAAGTTTCAAACGTTGTGGTAGTAGACTTCGAAGTAGCAGTTGCCAATGTTGTTGCAGTATCGTATGTAGTAATTGTATTAAATGTAGTAATAGTATTCTTCGTAGTATTAAAAGTTGTAATAGTTGTTTTTGAAGTAATCGTAGACTTAGAAGTAATAGTTGCTAATGTTGTATTGTAAGTTGTTATAGTTGACTTAGAAGTTTCATACGTAGTAATAGTTGAATATGTAGTGATTGTATTAAAAGTTGTAATAGTGTTTTTAGTAGTATTAAAAGTTGTTGAAGTTACCTTCGATGTTGAAGTGCTTCTTTGTTCAATAGTTGATAATGTGGTGTTGTAAGTAGTAATAGTATTTCTTGAAGTAGATGTACTTTTTGAAGTAGAGGTTGCTAATGTGGTATTAAAAGTAGTAATAGTTGTCTTCGAAGTTTCATAAGTTGTTATTGTATTAAACGTTGTAATCGTATTAAAAGTAGTTATAGTACTTTTAGTAGTATTAAAAGTTGTTGAAGTTACCTTCGATGTTGAAGTACTTCTTTGTTCAATAGTTGCTAATGTTGTAGCATACTTTGTAATAGTTGACTTAGAAGTTTCATAAGTTGTAGTAGTTGTTTTCGAAGTTTCATACGTAGTAATAGTTGAATATGTAGTGATTGTATTAAAAGTTGTAATAGTGTTTTTAGTAGTATTAAAAGTTGTTGAAGTTACTTTTGAAGTTGAAGTAACTAAAGTTGTTGCTGTAGCTAAAGTAGTATTATAAGTTGTTATAGTTGACTTAGAAGTATTATAAGTGGTTGTAGTTGTCTTCGAAGTTTCAAAAGTTGTAGTAGTGTTTTTTGAAGTAGCAGTTGCTAAAGTAGTAGCAGTATCATATGTGGTAATGGTATTAAACGTTGTAATAGTACTTTTAGTAGTATTAAAAGTTGTTGAAGTTACCTTCGATGTTGAAGTAGTCCTCTGTTCAATAGTAGTTTTTGAAGTCTCAAAAGTTGTAATGGTAGTTGTTGTAGTATTAAAGGTTGTAATAGTTGACTTCGAAGTTTCGTAAGTTGTTATTGTATTAAAAGTAGTAATAGTATTAAACGTGGTGATGGTACTCTTCGTAGTATTAAAAGTTGTTGCAGTTACTTTTGAAGTACTCGTAGCTATTGATGTTGATGTTGACCTTGTAGTATTGTAAGTAGTAATAGTTGACTTAGAAGTTTCATACGTAGTAATAGTTTCATATGTAGTGATTGTATTAAACGTGGTTATAGTGTTTTTAGTAGTATTAAAAGTTGTTGAAGTTACCTTCGATGTTGAAGTTTCTAAAGTAGTAGCGGTGTTAAAAGTAGTAATAGTATTAAACGTGGTGATGGTACTCTTCGTAGTATTAAAAGTTGTTGCAGTTACTTTTGAAGTCGAAGTAACTAAAGTTGTTGCAGTTGATAATGTGGTATTATAGGTCGTGGTGGTTTCTTTTGTAGTATTAAAAGTTGTAGTAGTGTTTTTTGAAGTAGCAGTTGCTAAAGTAGTAGCAGTATCATACGTTGTAATCGTATTAAAAGTAGTTATAGTATTTTTAGTAGTATTAAAAGTTGTTGATGTTACTTTTGATGTACTATATTCAGTAGTAGTTTCTTTTGTAGTATTAAAAGTTGATGTGGTATTTTTAGTAGTATTAAAAGTTGTTATAGTTTCTTTTGTAGTATTAAAAGTTGTTATAGTACTTTGTGAAGTCGCAGTTGCTAATTTCGTAGCAGTTGCTAAAGTTGTAGACCTGGTGGTATTAGTAGCCTTAGTTGTATTAAACTCTGTGCTGAATTTTAATTCGTCAAGAAACCCAAAAGCGCCGTTTGCCATAACTATCCCTTAGTTCATTATGAAAACGGGCCTAAATAGTTGACTGCCACGTTACTTGTGTTGACCACGTAATACGACATTAAAGAAATGCCGTTGGCGGATGTGTCAAATGATATAGAATCTCCTCGAGGGGTTTTAAACAATGAATTTAATGTTATTGAATGACCACCTGAACTATCTTGTATTAGTGCGATAAGTCCACTTTGTCCTTCACGGCCTGATAAGGCGGTTGGAGTTAAAGTAACGTTACCGGTTAAAGTAAGATTATAATTGTTCTTTGCAGATAAGTCAATGTTATTAGCACCGGTTATAGAAGTCGAAGTTTGAGTTACGGTAAATGCACCATTAATCTGTACATTACCGCTACTTGTAACTTCGTTTAGTACGGCATTACTGCCTGATGTTATTACTTTTTTCCAATTTGGCATCTACTACTTCTCCTACTATACGGTTGGTTACTTCTTTTGAAGCCCACTTCCCTTAACGGGCCAATATAGACTATACTACTACTACTTACTAATTACTTCTTTTTTTTCTTCTAAGTTTTTAAGTCTACTTACTTCCTTAAAAACTTTATTTAATACTGCTCCTACAAAAAGTGAATCTTTTCCTTTTATTGTAGAATTATAAATACACTCTTTTATAAAATCTAACTCAGCTATATCGAATTTCATCCTGTTAGCCTCTTGTACTCACTTTGTAACCATTGAACTGAATCAATCGCAACTTGTAAATCAGAACCTCTTAGTGATACTGAATCTCCTATTGTTCTTAATAACCACTCAATATGTTTTTTTTCTAAGTCTAAAACACTATTTGGTGTGTTCATTGCTGTTTTTGGTTTTGACCTTGTCGTTTTCTTACGTTTAGGGTCAACCTTGTCTATTAATCCCATATGTAACCTTTATCTTCTATTTTATGAATAAATAAATATATCACCTGTTGCTGTATTTACGTGCATCATACCTATTCTACTACCTGCGGCTGTTCCAAAATCATTTGGATTAGCACCATCATTTGGGTCTAAAGCTGAACCTGAAACAGATACTATGTATTGAAATCCTGCTGCTGAAGCATCTACTGATGTCGCATTATGTGCTAATTTATCTTCCGCACCTACTGCCCATCTGTTAATGTCGTCATCAAATACTAAAGCGGCGCCAGCGTAAGATGCGTTAGTTTGTACTACAATACCACCATCACCTGCGGCAGAACCACTATTAAGTAAAATAAATTTATCTTCTACTAATAAATTTGAAACTTGTTGTTGAACCGTATCACCATAGATTGTTAAGTCACCATTAATGGTAAGATTATCACCGATAGTCACTTCTGATGTACCAGCTCCTATTGTTGCAGAAGATAATCCCGACATATCGACATTCAATGTGTGTGCGATATTTTCACCACTTGTAGCACCTGTAGATGAAATACCTGTACCTGCTGTTATGTTCTGAACATAATCGCCTGTAGTATCTGTCGCTAAAGCAACTGAGTTAGCTTGTATTGTCATAGCACCGTTTGAAGCTAATGCAATATCTCCACTAACTGCTACTGAAGCAATATCTGTTCCATCACCAACTAAAATCTGTCCTGATGTTTTTGCATCTAAATCAGTAGGAGCATTTGAACCGCCACCAACTTTAATACTACCTCTTGTGATGTTTGCCAACATAGAGTTTTCAACTGAATCTGCGGCGATTGTTAATGCACCACCTGCTGCGATTGTTGCATCTCCACTAACATTTCCGAATACACCATCTTCTACATTACTAAATGTTATCTTCTTTTCAGTACCATTATCTGAAACAATAAAGTGGTCTTCTGTCTGATGTAAACTTGTTACAGCAGATAAAGAGTCAATATCAACTGCGGCTGTTACACCCGTTAATGCTGAACCGTCTCCTTTAAAGTAACTCGCAGTTACATTATTCAGACTTGCATTTGAGCCTGAAACGATTACTTTTTTCCAATTTGCCATTACTTTTCTCCCCTAATTCGGCTATTCATCTTCACTTATAAATATTATGTTTTTAAAAAATTGTGTCATCATCTATCAAAGTCCTACATAAAAAGCACTACCACTATACATTATGCCACCGCCTGTTGCAGTAGGTGTCGCACCTACGATTGGTCTTAGTAAAAACATCGAAGCCGTTACGTTGTTAGTTACTACACGAGAACCTGTCGTAGCAAATATACTTATAGCATTACCATTATTTGTTGCAGTCATTGCGTCACCGTGAAAATCAAATGTCCTTGAATTAGGACTCAAGATACTTCCGGAAAATGAAGCAGTTATTGCTAATCCTGAGCCACCGCCACTGCCACCGCCTCCTGAAAGGCCTGATAAGTCTACTGAATTTCCGCCTGTGATAGATAATCCGTAAGTTGACGCATTAAAAGTCAATAGCTGTGAGTCTGAATCTAAATTTGCTTGTGAACCTGAACGAATTCCTTTCGGCAACAAATCTATTAGTTGGTCTGAGCCACTTATCAGATTAGGTATTTTTGCGGCTAAATGTGCTTTTGAAAAAGAGCCACTTATTTGTGATGCTAATTGTGCAGAAGAACTTATAGTACTTGCAGGTAGATTTGCTTTTGTTTGTGCAGAACTACTAACTATTCCAAGTCCGTGTATTCTATCAATCTCAAACGAACCTGAAAAAGACCCTGTAAATGAACCTGTAAAATTAAAGTCAGCTGTTTCCCACCCGTATTCACTTGTTAAAGAACTCGTTACATTTGTAGTTCTTAAAAATTGTCCCGCTTGTTGTGGTGCTTTTGCTTGTCTTGTTAAATCTATTTTAGCCAATTATCGTCTCCGCTCTATACTTAATTAGTAAGGTATCCGAGTTATCTACTAAGATTCCACTATGGTCACCACGTGGTTTATATAAAACTAATTGTTCAAATCTTGACCCGGATAAAAAATAATCTGAACCACTAACCCTGTGTGTTTTTTGGTCTTCAGTAGTTTGTTGTTCTAAACCATTTATTTTTAAAGAAACACTTCCTGTAACTATTGCTTGTCCTGTAGGAACATCTATATTATAAACTTGTGTAGTAGAATCAGACCTTCTTTGTTGTTTAGGAAGAACTTCTTCTCTATCTTTTATAAGAGTATTAACATAATTTTGCGTGATTATATCAGTATTGTTTTCTGATAAACTACTTGTTAAATGTAAATTAAAAGGCTTTAAACTACCATTTAATGTATGTCTGAATCCTAATACTTCAGAAACATTATTTTCATCATTTACAGACACTATAGAATTTATTAAGATTCTTCGTATTTCCGTTGAGTTTGCCATTAGAATCCTTGAGTAAATTTTATTTTTAATTTATCTTCGTCTTTTAGACGATATCCATATGAACCTGTTATATTATATATTACAACTTTATCTGTACCTGATACAAAGTAGTCTGAAGAGTGTGCATTTGAATTTTCATTTTGTCGTAAACTTAATCCGTTTAAATATACTTCTAAACTATCTGTGTTTATTCTTTGTGAACCTGTTGGTTTGAAAGTAACTTGATAAAATTGATTTCCATCAGAATCAAGAGAAGACGATTGGCTACCGGACAAATATACTTGTCTGTTTACAAAGTTTCCTTTAAGATAACCATAAGTAACGATTGCGTTATCATCTGCAGAACTTGATGGCTGACCTGTGCCTCTCATAACGTAAAGAGTTGGCCCGCCATTTGAATTAGTGAACTCTAAATCTTCTTGTGGTCCTATTTGGTTAACTCTTAAAAAATCTCTCGCATCAGGCATTAGCCTCTCCTATACTTGACTCTCAATTCCGCCTTGCTGTGGAAAGTTATATTTGTTATCATTTAAATCTTCATTATCTAATGTTTGCTTTAGATTACTTGATGCTTCTGAAAAGTTTGTAACAAACTTTGGAGAAAATCCTCTCTGTGTGTTAGATACGCCATTAAATTCTTCAGGCAGTAGATACCCATTAAAAGTAAAACTAAAATTAGTTCTAATTAATCGTTCTTGTTCAAACTCTGATGCATCTTGAAAACTATCTATACTTGCTCGAAATTTAAATTTTCCAGGGTCACCCCAATATGAGCCATCAGTAAAATTAATCTTTTCTATAATTCTATTCATTTGGTCTGTGAAGTTTGTCCATATGATAGCTTCATAATTCATAATCATATAATCCGGCATAGTTACAGAATGAAATTCTTGACTTGGCTCAGCACCATTCATAGCACTCATTAAATCGTATCTGTTATTTACAGAATATTTTTTTTGAAATTGATAATTGAGTCTTGGCTTATTAGCATCTAACTTATCAATAGAATAATTTGGGTCTTTTTCAACAGAGACTCGTCTAAATGCTATAACAGGTATAACTCTTTTTTTATTTCTGTCTTGCATCCACCCTGATTTTCTAACTGCAGCCCATCTTTCAGGATTAGCATACATAATAGGAACTTTAACTTGATTACCATTTTCTTCAACTGCGGGTCTTATTACTTCATTAAAATAATACATAACAGCCGCATCGTGGTCCATAAGAGTAATTGAATAATTCTTTTTAAGACTATCATCATCTCTTCTTAATTCACGAGACCTATTTACTTTACGTTTTTCTGTATATTCTATAGGTCTTGATAACTTTGGCTCTACTTGTCTACCTGCCATTATATTGTCCTCACTTGTTCAATGCCTAAACTACTTATTCGTGTTAGATATCCTGATGCTATTACTGAAAAGTTTTGATTCTGCATACCTCCTACTAACTGATTTTCATTTAAATTAGAAATAGTCCAATATGCGTAATTCCAATTAACTACATCACCTAAACTAATAACAATTT